GTTCGTGGAGGACTTGAACCTGCAACTCTACGAAATGGAGTTGGACAGGTTGAGCCAACAGGAGCAACTGCAAATCAAAGCCATGCAAGCCGAAGCACAAAGGCGGATGCAGGTGGACACGGCTGACGCAAAGTCCAAGATGGGCCAAGCCCAGCGTGAAGAGGACCTTGCTGGATTGCGTGAGAAATACGTCGGTCAGTCCTTTTCGGTCATCAACGACATCATCATCGCATCGGCAGGAAAGAGCGAAGCAGCACAAAAGCGGGCTTTCAATGTCGCCAAGGCCGCATCCATTGCCCAAGCCATCGTGAACACCTACCTTGCCGTCAGTTCGGCACTCGCTTTGAAGCCAACTGAATCCGTATTCCCCGGGCAAAGGTTCGTGGAAGCGGGTCTTGCCCTTGCTGCTGGTCTTGCAAACGTCGCCAAGATTAAGGCCCAACAATTCCAAGGCGGAGCAGGAGCAGGTTCTCCCGGTGCAGACGTAACGGGTGCAGGAGCAAGCGCAGCACCACCGCCCATCTTTGCGAACCCACAAACGACCAACCTCGGCACGGGCGAACTCTCGGCAGGCCAAGGCCAAGGATCATCACCGATGCGAGCCTATGTGGTGGAACGGGACATCACCCAAAGCACTCGCAGGGTGCGGAGGTTGGAGGAATTTGCAACTTTGGGGGCGTAGGACATTTACCTGCATGGAACTACCCATTTATAGGATGACCGTGGACGAGGTGGATGAAGGGGTCCAATTCGTGGCCCTGACCGATATGCCCGCCATCGAACGGCCATTCCAAGCCTTCAGCAAAGCCAAGCAGAAGTTCACCGAAACAGGCGAACGCAGGGTCCTGACCGGCCCTCTCATGCTTGCAGACACCCCCATCTTCAGGAAGGACGAAACCTATGGCGAGTACTACGTCGTCTTTGACAAGGCCACCATCCGCAAAATCGTCCAAAAGTATTTCAAGCAAGGCAACCAGCACAACGTCAACGCCTACCACAACGCTGAACTGGATGGCGTGTTCATGTTCGAGTCCTACATCACCGACTCCGAGCGTGGCATCATGCCACCCAAAGGTTACGAGGACACCCCCGACGGCTCTTGGTTCGGTTCCTTCAAAGTAGAGAACGACGAGGTGTGGGACAACCGCAACCTGTTCAGGGGTTTCTCTGTTGAGGGCCTGTTCGGGATGGACAAGACCGAATCCGAACTGGAGGTCGCACTCGCTGGCTTGGCCGATGAACTTACCGCTTTTTTGCAACAATTAACCCCCACCTACAAATCCCACTAACTATGAACCTGAAAAACGCAATCGAATCCCTGCGAAGTGAACTTCGTAAATTCAGCACTCAAAAGCAGTCCTTCGCTGACTACAAGTTGACCGATGGCACGGTTGTCCGTGTTGACGGGGACCTCGTTGCCGGGACTGCCGTTTATGTCGTTGCCGAAGAAGGCACTCTCCCTGCACCCGATGGCGAGCATGTCGTCGAAGGTGTTGGCACGATCAAGACCGAAGCAGGCAAGATCGTTGAGGTCATCGCTGCCGAAGTAGCGACCCCCGAAATCGAAGCCTTGCCCGTTGCTGCCGAAATCACTCCCGAAGTGGCCGTTGAGGTAACTGAAGAAATCAAGGAAGCCTATCCTGCCATGACCCCCGAAGTTGTCGAGGCTATCGTTGCCAAGCACCTCGGAGCCATCATGGACGAACTCAAAGCAGCATACGCTGAAATGGGCAAGATGAAGGAGAAGATGTCTGCATTCGCATCGCAGGTTGAAACCATGGCCGATATCGTCGAGAAGGTTTCCGAACTTCCAACCGAAGCCCCCAAAGCAAGCGGTTCCGCAATCGTTGAGCAGCGTAAGGCCCAAGCCTCGCAGAACTTCAATGCACTCGCCCAAGCACTACAATCACTCAAATCCAAAAACTAACCCCCTAAACCCCCACTAACCATGGCATACAATTTTGGCAATCTAAACGCCTACACCGACCAAGAGAGGCTTCCTCTCATCACCAAAGCGGTATTCTCCGCCCGTTCAGCAGCCCTGTTCACCAAGCAGGTGGGCATCAAGTTCGCTGCTGCCCTTAACCTCATGGACACCGATGCCTTGATTCAAGGCGGAGATGTTTGCGGTTACGCAAGTTCAGGTACAACTACATTCAGTCAGCGTAACATCACCGTTGGCCGTATGAAGGTTCAAGAAACCCTTTGCCCTCGTTCCTTGGAACAATACTGGATGCAGACCCAGTTGACTGCTGGCTCTACCTACGATAGCGTTCCTTTCGAGCAGGCTTTCTCCGAGCAGAAGGCTCTCCGTATCGCAGAGGCTTTGGAAAATGCAATTTGGAAGGGCAACACCTACTTTTCAGGTGTCAACCAGTTGTTGAACGCTGCATCGGGTTCTACCATCAACGGCAACACTGGTGCGGTTTCTGCGTCCGTTGGTATCACCACAGGCAACGCAATCGCCATCTTTGACGGCATCTACAACCAAATCCCACAGGCCATCTTGACCAAGACTGACCTCGTAATCTTCTGCGGTTGGGACAACTTCCGTACCTTGCTTGGTGCTTTCAAGTCCTCCACAGCGGTTATGTACAACCAAGTTGACTTGGCTGGACTTGCGGATGGCGACATCATGTATCCCGGCACAAACGTCCGTGTCATTGCAGTCCCCGGCTTGACTGGAACAAACCGCATCGTTTCGTCTTACCTCGGTAACTTCTTCTACGGAACCGACCTTTTGAGCGACGAGGAGCAGTTCTCAATTTGGTTCAGCAAAGACAACGATGAAGTCCGCTTCCAAGCAGCCTTCAAAGCAGGTGTCCAAATCGCTTACCCCGACTTGGTTGTTGACTTCCGCTTGACCTAATGTGTAGGGGGGAGGGAAACCTCCCCCTGCTTTTTGTTCCTTGAAACTTAAAACCCAAATACACATATGTCCTGCGCACTAACAACTGGTTACACACTCGGCTGCCGTGATTCAGTCGGTGGCATCAAAGCAATTTACGTCCAAAATTGGATTTCTACCGGGTCCTGCAACACTAACCTTTCAGGTGCGGTTACGGGGTTCACCGGGTACAATGCAAGCGGTTTTTTTGAATACGACTTGACTAAGGCGACTTCGTCGATGACGGAAACGCTGAATGCAAGCATGGAGAATGGTACAATCTTCTACTCACCTGAAGTGACCTTCACCATCAACAAAATGCAAGTCGCAGTACGCAATGAACTCCGTTTGCTCGCTCGTAGTAAAGTCATCGTCATCGTTCAAGACAACAACAGTCGTTACTGGTTGCTGGGTGCTATAAATGGCCTTGAGGCAACCGCTGGAACCGCTGGAAGTGGTACTGCCTTTGGCGATCGAAACGGCTACGAAATAACGCTTTCCGGGATGGAGCCTGACCCGATGTTCCTAATCGCATCAACAGTCTTTACACCATCGACTGCACAGATACTCGGATCGTAGTATCTTTGACTTAGGTTTTCATCATCTGAGGTTTGAGAGGGGCAGTCAGCAATGGCTGCCCTTCTTATTTTTACGGCCATGAAGATTTGCATTGTTTACAACGCCCATCCAACCGGGTGCAGTTATTACCGACTCGAAATGCCGAACGCTTACCTTGGCGACAATTACCCGGAGTTCGATTACGTCTGCGTTGAGAACATCACCACGATTAGCGACGAGGGATTGAAGTCGATTGACCTGTTCCTGTTCAGCCGGCTTTGGTGTCAGGGAACCATGGAGCAGGTCGAAAACGTCTACAAAGCCCTGACCCAATTCGGGGCGAAAGTCATCCTTGACTTGGACGACTACTGGGTGCTTGAATCGGGCCACATCATGTACCGACACTACCATCAAACCAAACTCGCAGAGGTCATCCGTAAGCACATTAAATTGGCTGATTGGGTTACCTGTACCACCGAACACCTTGCTGCTCGCATACGACCTCTAAATGCGAATGTGAGCATCTTGCAGAACGAACCTTACGAAGCGTATCAGCAGTTCATTCCCAACCCGGAGGAAGAACCCGACAAGCACCTCGTCAAGTTCGGTTGGTTCGGTGGTGCGCAGCATGGCGAGGACATGGAACTGCTCCGTGAGGGGATGCAGAAACTACGCTGGGACGCAAACCTTGACGGCAAGTACCGCCTCTATCTTGGAGGATGGAACGACAATAACCCGGTCTATGAAGGCTACGAGAAAATAATCAGCGACCAAGGGAATAACCCGAACTACGGACGCATTCAAGCAGCGGATATTTACTCCTACGTCGGGGGCTACAACTTCGTGAACGTTACCCTTGCACCGCTTCGGGACACCAAGTTCAACAAACTCAAATCCGAGTTAAAGGTGGTCGAGGCCGGGTGGATGAACAAGGCCATCATCGCATCCGAAACCATCCCCTACACCGATGTCATCCGACACGGGGAGAACGGGTTCTTGGTTCCCTACAACAAGCCGAAAGATTGGTACAAGTACATCAAGCAGTTGATCCTTGACCCCGACCTGCGTAAGGGCTTGGCTGACAACCTAACGAGGGACATCAAAAAGCAGTTCAACGTGGCTGAAACCGCCAAGAAGCGGGCCGAACTATATAGGCAGATTGGGCGCAAATTGTGAAATAAGGGCGGTCGGTACATTTAGGGGTAGATGCTTTACCTGAACCCTGACACGACCAACACGATTACCGTTACTTGGACCGAGCGAGCAAGCACGGGGGACCGCTACATCTTGCGTTTGACCAGCATCGCCAAGAACACGACGACCGACTTCACCCTGCTGAAATCTGCCAACCTTTCCAACTATACCAACCGCTATGACCAATTTTCGATTGCCGTGGGGTCGCTTGAAACGGGTTCCTATAAATATGAAGTTTACGATACCAATAGCACGGTTGCCGCTGCTTTGGCGGTCGTTGAAACGGGCTTGGCATTTGTACAAACCGCAACGGTAGGCTTCAATACCTACTCCAATTCCATCCAGTACACCGTCTTTGGGGCATCCGATGAGGGTGTCTTTGATTCCACTTTTGACTCAACTTTTGACTAATGAGCGTACAAACGAGAACGCAACTCCAAGGGAGTGCTGCTACTATAACCAACGAAACCGCTGCCGGGGCGAACACCGCTGCACGGGTGGGCGGTTTATTTGACGACCTTGCCGATACTGCGACCCTGAACCGGGAACGGGGTTTTGGGTCTTTGAGCGTTGCATCCAATACCAACTTCACTCCAACAAGCAATGCAGCCGCTAAGTTGACGATTGCAATGGATGAGGGGATTTTGTCAACCTACAACTTTACGATTAACAAAACCACCTGCGTGATTACCTACACAGGCATCGCTGGAGCTGCGTTGAAGGTGTCTGCAAATATGACCTTTTCGGCAAGCAACCAAAGGGAATTTGACTGGTACATCGCCAAGGGGGGCAATACGATTGCATCCAGCAAGGCAGGGGTTACAATGAGCCACGACAACGGCCATGCGGTCTATTTTGAAGCCTACCTCACCGCTGCGGTCAACGACGAGTTTACCATCATGGTCAACTCAAAGAACTCTGCGGAACCCATCACGATTCAGTCCCTCAACTTTACTGCTACAACGCTATGAGTAATAAATCTACTCAACACTTCACCCAATGGTTGGGGATAGAGCATAAGGTCCCTGTAATGCTGGAGAACCGCTCCGGCAAGTACATCACCTACGGCTTTGCGAACGAATACCCCTACTACCTGCTTGACAACTATCGCAGGTCGTCCAAGCACAACGCTATCGTGAATGGGAAAGTAAACTACATCATGGGCGGAGGCTGGCAGGCAGGGGATGACTTGACTGTAGAACAACAAGCCCGGTTCATCAAGTTTTTCGACGGACTTTCCAGCACCGAGGACCTGAACGACATCACGGAGAAACTGGTCCTTGACTTGGAAATCTTCAATGGCTTTGCGGTTGCGGTAACTTGGTCCAAACTTGGGACCATCGCCAAGATGGAACACATCCCGTTTGAGAAGATTCGCGTGGACAAAGAGGAGAAGATGTTTCAGGTGGCAGACTGGTACAACGACGACATGATGCAACTCTTCCCCAAAGTCGGGGACATCGAGAAAATCCCTGCATTCGACCCGGAGAACCGCCTCGGTAAGCAGTTGTTCTACTATCGGGTGTACGCAGCAGGCGTGAAGCACTATCCGCTCCCCGAATACATCGGAGGCAATGCTTGGATTGAGGCAGACGTGCAAGTGGCGAACTTCCACAACAACAACCTCCGCAACAACTTTTGGGGGGGATACTTGATAAACTTCAACAACGGCATCCCGACCCCCGAAGAACAGGGCGACATCGAGAGGCAGATTAAACGCAAGTTTTCGGGAACCGACAACGCTGGTCGCTTCGTTGTAACCTTCAACGATGATGCAGCCAAGGCCCCGACGCTGGAGCCGCTCACTCCGAGCGACATGGACAAACAGTTCGAAATCCTGAACAAGGCTATCCAGCAAGAGATATTCATCGCCCATCGTGTAACCAACCCCATGCTATTCGGAGTCAAGACCGAAGGCCAATTGGGTGGACGCAACGAATTGGTCGAGGCCTACGAACTATTCAAGGCGACCTACGTCAACGACCGGGTGCAGAAGGTCGAAAGAATGATAAACTACTTGGGGTCTTTCAACGGTGTGGAAGGCATGGAGTTAATCCCTACCAACCCCATCACGGAGCAGTTGAGCGAACAGGCTCTCCTTCAAGCCATGACCCCCGCAGAACTGCGTGAGAAAGCAGGCTTGCCACCGATTGAAATCAAGACCGAATCAAGCGTCCAAGATGTTATCACGGCTATCAATTCGCTCTCTCCGTTGGTTGCCAACAAGGTTTTGGAATCTATGTCAGCAAACGAAATCAGGGCTTTGGTGTCCTTGCCTGCAAAGGCAGAGGGTTCGGGTCTTGCAGGAGCAACTGCAGCCGTAGAGGTCAGCCCTGAACCTACTGCACCGCAAGGCTTGGCATCAAACGAGAACATCAAGAAACTATCGGGCCGTGAGTACCAAAACCTGATGCGTATCGTCAGGCAGTATATGCAGGACAAAATCACGCTGGAGATGGCTCGGACGATGCTATCAGCCGGCTTCGGTTTGTCAGCCCAAGAGATTGACACGATGCTCGGAGTGCAGCCCCAAGAGTTCAGCGAGCCTCAATGGGGCCAAGATGACGACGAGGACTACGGATGGGGCGAGGAAGAGTTCAAGGTCTTGGAAGTGGTTGCAAGCAAGTTTGGAAGCCATGCCGACGATTACCATGTCATGCACTCCAAGCCGATGCGGTTTGACACCAACATCGACGAGAATATCCGCTTGGCCTTTGCCGAACTGGGCGAGGAAGAGAAAGAGTTGGACCTGAAGATTGAGGCTTACCGAAAGAAGAACCGGGACGCATCGGTTGAAGAAATGGCAAAGGAATTTGGGGTCAGCAAGGCCAAGGTTGCCAAGCGAGTCGCCTACTTGATTACCAAGGACCGCTACCCAATCAGCCGGGCCGTGGACAAGATTGCCGAGCAGAACCTGCCCAAGAACGTGAAGGAAGTTGCCGAGCCTGTACTGGAGGTGCGTTACAAATACGCATGGGCCACGGGTTTCAGCAACAAGGACAAAGGATCCAGCCGTGAGTTCTGCAAGGTCATGCTTGACTTGGCCGGGCAGGGCAAGGTTTACACGAGGGAGGACATCGACGGGATTTCTGCGATAATGGGCTACTCGGTTTGGAACAGGAGGGGCGGTTGGTATCACACACCGAGCGGAGTGAATCGGCCCCAATGTCGCCATGTATGGGAGCAGCAACTTGTAATCAAGAAGGGCAATAAAATCAGCAAGGCATGAAGGCACTATTCATAAGCGAAGAAACACTGCTCGACAACTCGATAATCAACGAGAACGTATCCTACACCCAAATCCGTCCAACGGTTGTCAAGGTGCAGGAGATGCGGATTCAGCCCATCGTTGGCTCTCCGTTGTACGGGGAACTCGTCAGCCAAGTGGTCAGCGGTTCAACGTCTGCACTCAACCAAACGCTCTTGGAGGACTACATTCAGCCTGCAATGATTCAATGGCTTTACTACGAGTTGCCCATGGTCCTTGCGTTTAAGTACATGAACAAGGGGATGGTTCGCAGAACAAGCGAAGAGTCCTCCCAAATGAGCATGGAGGAAATCACCCGGCTGACCGATAAGGTCAAGAACGATGCCGAGTGGTACTCCGAACGGATTACCCGCTACCTCATGGAGAACCGCAACGCCTACCCTCTTTGGAACTCGCCTCCATCGGCTCTTGACACGATTTACCCGAACGCTACGAACTACCGCACCGGGATGGTCTTGGACCGCAACAGGAGGATGGGAATCAGCAACCTTGACTACCCCTACCCCTACGGTCAATTCGGGGCGTGTAATGACTGCTGACGATGGGCGCACACAAGAAGAACATACTGAAACTGCAAAACTATGTCTTGGATAAAAATCAAGCAAGCCCTGCTGGACCTTGCAAATGCTCATCCTCAGGTCAACTCCTTCGGGACGGGCGACCCTCTTGCAATCGGCACGGACAACACGATAAATCTTCGAACCCCAAGCCGTGAACGCATCGTCTATCCGCTCGTGTTTGCGGACGTTCAGTCTGCAAGTACTGACGCTGGTACTTTGGACTTGGTGGTTGGGGTTTACTTTTCTGACCGTGTTGAGTCCATTAAGCCGATGGGCGGAGTGGTTTCAGGCAGCCCTACGCTGGGTTGGCAGGACAACGAGGATGAGGTCCTAAGCGACCAACTGCAGGTAGCACAGGACTTCATATCAGCCCTTACAAACGACCCGAACGAGGACTGGACCCTCTCATCCAGCGTATCGCTTACACGCTTCGTAGAGAGCCGGGACGACCGCACGGCAGGGTGGCAGGCGACGATGACTTTTGAGATTCCATTCGGGCATTCAGTTTGTGAAATTCCAGTCTAATCTACATTTACAATTAAACGCTAAAAAATGCCTACACCCATATTGCAACAAATGCTCGGTCAGGGCGGTACGATGGAGTTCGTTGACGCTGCCGTGTCCGGGAAGAACTACGACTTCTTGGTGGTTAATACCGCAGCCACATTCACAACCCTTACTGGAACTGGAAGCGAGAACCTGCTAACCGCTTACGCTCTTAGTGGCAAATCAGTTTCCGCTGGTATCGTTATTTCAGGACGCAATGGCGGTAAGATTACGGCCGTTACTCCAAGCGCAGGTTCCGTCATCGGTTACACCTTCCTCTAATGCTAATCGGCTACGGCTACGGCTACCCGACCAATATGCTCCAAGGTGGCGTTGCTGCTGGGGTGTGGGCCTTGTTTAACGCAAGGGCAACCGCTGACGGAGCAACCGCTGCCGAGGCTGCCGTTAATGGTTGCCTCTTCAATCGCTTTGCAGTCATCTACAATTTCTAACAATGCCAACCCCATCGCTAATCCTTGTGCCTGCTCGCTTTAAGACGGGCAAACTATACACACCCTTAGCAACCACTTCGGGCGGTGTGGTATTGGGTGCATCGGGCGACTTCAATGTAACCCGTGCAACGACTGCGACCCGTGTGAATGCAAACGGCTTGATTGAGTCGGTGGCTTCGGGGATTCCGAGGTTGGACTATCCGATTGGCGGTGGCTGCCCTGCGTTGCTGGTGGAGCCTGCTGCGACCAACGGTGCGCCTGACGTTAGGCACCTTCGTGGAACCAGCTTGGCTGCTGCGTCGGGAGGCCCGACCATTACAACGGGAAGCACGGACTTCCTTGCACCCGATGGAACCAGTGGGTCTATAACCAAGTACGTTGGAGGGGCTGCTTCGGGGGCGGTTCAACTCGCTTTTTATACTGGCTTCTCGCCAACAATCAGCGCAGCAGGGGCTTATACCTTTAGCTTATTCGTTAAGGCAGGAGCGACCAATCCATTGAATTTTTGTGCGCTTCAGTTTACACAATATACGGGTGGAAGCGGAACGGCCATATCATATTTTAGCCTTGCAAGCGGTACGGCTTTAACTTCTGGAGCCAGCATTCAAGATTACGGCAACGGGTGGTATCGATTGATTTCGCCTCCATACACAATCGCAGCGGGCGACCTTACTGGCAATGTAGTCTTTAACCTTGCCGAAGGTAACGGCGACGTTACTTGGCCCGTATCAGGCGCACTCAACCTCACGGCCTACGCTTGGGGAGCGCAAATTGAAGCAGGCTCCGCAGCCACCTCCTACATCCCCACAACCACCGCAGCGGTAACCCGCAACGCAGATGCAATAACCCTATCAAGCGCAGTCAGCGGTTGCATCGGGCAGACCGAGGGGACGATATACATGGAGGTGGATGTAAGAAATTTAGGAGTTGAAACATACTTCATACGGATTGATGACGGAAGTTCTACAAACTTGGTGGCATTAAGGAAATTAACCACAAATGTTGTTCGCTCGTTAATAACTGCTCCGACAAGCAGCGGAACCATTAACATATCAAGTGCAACGTTTACGGCAGGAATTTTAAAAATAGCCTTTGCATACAAGAGCGGAGAAATTGCTCTTTGTGTCAATGGAGCAAATCTGACCGCAAATGGGACGTTCTCTTTTAATGCGTCGCTTAATAGGGTTATCATTGGAAGCAACGCTGGAACCTCCGAATTAAACGACCGCATCCGCTCGTTAGCCCTCTACACCACAAGGCTCACGAATAGCGAACTCGCTGCCCTTACGACCCTCTAATGGCTACCTTCCGCAAGTACGCATTCCCCAAGCAAGCCGACGCTGACAAGGTGCTGGCTCTATGCACAGGCACGACCGCTGCGGTGGCTCTTGGGGTCTTGGACGGCCTTGTGTGCTACGATATCCTTTGGGAGGTCGACGCACCCAAAGAGGCTACCCAGTACGAAACTTGGCCCGAACCTTGCGGAGTCCACGCCTTTGCAGGTTGGGAGGAACAATACGAAGCAGACTACAACGCCAACAAACCCAAGACCAAATGAGATTATTCCGCAAACGCAACCCCGAAACACCCGAAACCCCTAAACTCCCTTTTATGAAATCAGCAGTCATCGCTTTACTTCGCCACCTGTTAACCTTCATCGGTGGAACCCTTGTTGCTAAAGGCATCATCGATGCAGCCACTCTCACCGAAATCATCGGTTCCGTATTGACCCTATTATCAGTAGGTTGGATGGCTTTGGATAAGACAAAGGTTAAGGAGTGAACCTGATAGAAACCACCATCGTCGGGAGCGTTGCAGCAATCGTCGGTGGAGCGGTCGCTTGGTTCACCAAGGGCCGTGTCGAATCGGACTCTCTGCAAGTTCGGCAAGCCCAAGCGGTCCTCGCTATGTGGCAGGCTACCAGCGAGTCCCAAAACAAAGAATTAACACAACTTCGCAATGAGGTCGTAAGTTTGCGTCAGCGGTTAGAGGAAATGGAACACACCATCCATACCCTCCAAGCCGAGAATGCCAAACTTAAAAACCTCGTATGAAAGTAACCAAGCATTCCAAAAACGTCCACGCCATTGAGTGCGGACGTACCCAAGAATTTCTTTTGCTCTCCGACCTGCACTGGGACAACCCCAAGTGCGACAGGGCCTTATTGACCAACCACCTCGAAGAAGCAAGACGCAGGGGTGCGAAAGTCCTCGTAAATGGGGACTTTTTTTGTTTAATGCAAGGCAAGGGGGACCCTCGCAGGAGCAAGGATGACATCCGACCCGAACACAACAACGGGCGATACCTTGACTCCATCGTGGACACGGCCGTGGAATGGTTCCGACCCTATGCGGACCTCCTGCTGGTCCTTGGCTACGGCAACCACGAAACCTCCATCATCCAACACCAAGAAACGGACATCCTGCTCCGCTTCGCAACCATCCTCAACCACACCTGCAAGACCGATGTTCAAGTCGGGGGCTATGGCGGGGTCCTTGACTTCAAGATGATTTACGACCCGGACCATCGCTGCAACTTCATTATGCACTATTACCACGGCTCCGGGGGCGGTGGACCCGTAACCAAGGGAGTCATCCAAGACCAACGGATCCTTGCAAGCATTGAAGGCTACGACTGCACTTGGCAGGGCCACGTTCACGAACTATACTATCACCAAAACATCGTCAACCGTTATGTGCGTACGACTCACCAAATCTTGCAGAAACCTGTTCACCAAGTCCGCACGGCAACGTACAAAGAAGAATGGGCCGACGGGTACATGGGCTTTCACGTTGAGCGTGGAAGAGGCCCGAAGCCTTTGGGCGGATATTGGATGACCCTCGAAGCAGGACGCTTTGTAGGCAAGGACCGCAGAGGTCCCGAATTACAGGTCTTTGCTTCCTTTAATTCCTGCGACCGGTTCTATTGACCTGTACGAACAAGTCGTACACCTGCTGCTTTATTCCTCCTGCGTACCGCTGGCAGTTAGGTACAGGTAGCCGTATTCCTTTTCAGCATTAAACTGGGGACAGGCCTTGGTAACGCCCGGAAAGTCCCTGTGTCCGATGATGCGGGCCTTGGGGTACTTCTTAAGCCAATCGAGCAGCACCACGGCAATCGCCTGACGCTGGCCGATAGTTCGGTCATCTTTGTCCTTGCCTCCGATGTAGGACACATGAAGGCTCGTAGCGTTGTGGCCTTGAACGCCATTCGTTACGGCCGAGTCAGGAGCCAAGACCGTTACATTCCCAGTCGAATCAATGATGCGATGGTAGCCGACCGACTTCCATCCAAGGGCCTCCTTCCAATGCTTGCGGATGGAGGCAATGGTCGTGTTCTTCGGGGTGGCCGTGCAATGGACGACGAGGTGGGTGATGGTTCTCATTCTTCGGGGTTTAGAGCGTGGAAATAACTGACTTCAACTTCGTCCGCAAGTTTGTGCTGACTTGCGATGCTGACCTCCTTGGTCCCTGCCCATTGAGCCATGGCCGGGTCATACCCAAGTAACTCGCAGGCTTTCCGGTATTCCAAGAGCAGGGCGTGGTTGCCTTCAAGGTCAGCGTTGTCGATGGCTATCATCAGCCGTTCCAAGGCGTTTGTCAGGGCCTTGGCAGGTCGGAGGGAGTGGTATTCGGGCATGGGTTAGGTTTGTACAAATGTAGCCAATACCCCCCAAATCGCAATAAAACGGGGGATGAATAATTTTTTTGCTACGAGGTGGCACAAATAGGGTCGGGCCGTATTAACTTTGCTTTACAAACCAAACCTCAAAACCATGAACCACGAAACCAAAGCCAAACTCAAAGCAGCCCTCGCAACGGGCTACATCCTGCTGACCGCCTGCCTCGGCATCGCCTTCTTCGGCAGATTCATCTTCGCACTTATCACCAACTAAACCCAAACCAAACCTCAAAACCATGACAATAGTGCCTAACAAGTTAACCCCGGAGCAACTCGCCAAGATTGCCGAGCCTCTACCACCCGAAGCCATTGCAGCCCATCCTCGCATGGCCGGCCTCTCAACTATCAAGGGAATCTTCGTAACCGAGCGACTGAACCAAGTCTTTG